TCAATCGTGACAAGTTAGCTTACCGAACTTCTCAATGTCGCTTTTTAGGAACAGTCCGTGATGAGCCGGGTCGGGAAATCCGCACATGCGTTTTTCCCCCGTACGCCGATCACGGCTGTTCCAGCTGCGGATAGTTTTAACTGAGCGGCGGAAGAATGCAGCCGTTTCTTCAAATGTCATGTATGGGGATTCCATATCTACTCCTTATACGGCCAGTTCCAGACCAGCACGATGCAAATAAAAACGAAGAGCCACAGGGTGAACTCGTCGGGGGATATGTCGCTGAGGGTGTTCATGCTGCAGGCTTCAGGAAGAGAACCCAGTGCGTCTTGTCGCCTTTGCCAGAGCGCTGCCAGATGGTTGGTTTCTGGTCGGTCAGTGCAATCACTTTGCTGACGGGAATCTGTGTCTCGTTCCATTTAAATATCAGCGTGCCGTGTGGCCGCAACACCCTGAACGCCTCCGCAAAGCCGGCGCGGATATCGTATTGCCACGTCGCTTTATCGAGGGCTCCGTACTTCTTTCGCATCCAGCTGTTTTCGCCGGCGTGCTGTAAATGAGGTGGATCGAATACAACTTGGGCAAAGGTGTTGTCAGCAAAAGGTAGCGCGCGGAAATTGGCGATGATATCCGGGCTAATCTGCAGTGTGCGGCCATCACATAAAACATGCTGCTCGGCGCGTCGGTCAGTAAACACCGCGCGGTCATCCTGCTTATCCATCCAGAACATGCGCGAGCCACAGCACATATCCAATATGCTAACTTCAGACATAACAACTCCTCACGCAGAGCGCGATAGTGAATAGGGTGGGTGGGGATTAGATAAACTACATTGAATTGGCAGCGAGTAGAGTGATTGCCCGGCGCAATGTCGTCATTCGTGATGAGATGTGGTTTGCGTCGTAAAGGAATGATTCTCAACTGCGCACCGACTGGCTCACTGACCAATACCACTGTGTCGTTAAATATGATGCTCATATCTAGGGCGGCGACGGCCTACTTGAAACCTACCTAAAGCCTCAATTTCGCAAATTAAGTCACAAACTACACACCCCGGCACCATGCGGCCTTTTGTATCAAAACAGCAGCACCAAGACTTTTCCTAATCAATTTTTATAGGTATGATTCATCAAGATTCTTTATCAATCAGGTGTTTTATGAGTAGCTTTTGGGGCAGGTTAATGATTTCTCTTAGAGATAGCTCTGAACAGAGAATAAGCAACCCTTTGTATGGGGCTTTTATATTTTCTTGGCTCTCATTTAACTGGAAAGCTATTGCAATATTCCTTTTCTCAGAAAGGAGCATTTACTTAAAAATTGATGACATCGAAACAGTTACAAACATAAACAGTCTCCTCTACAACCCCTCAAAAATGACATTTGTACTGGTATTAATTATACCTGCACTGAATGCTATTTATGCGTTATTTAACGTGGCAATTAAAGGTCTACATAATTTCTCAGATCTATATGACTCTTACATGACTTCTGTATTCTCATTAAGAAAAGAAAGGGTTTCTGCGAAAATAATTACAGAAAGGGAGAAAACGCTCGCTTTGCAAAAGCAAGAAATTGCTGAAGCCGAGAAAAGAACTGAGCAGTTGAATTTAGAAGCAGCGTTGGCACGTAAAAATATAAAAAAGCTTGAAGACATTGAAAAGGAATATATATCTAAGGTTGAGGAGGTAAATAACCTTGTTCTTTTATCTGAAGCGCTTGAGAACCAATTAACCGAAAAAGATAAAAAAATATCAGAGATTAAAGAATTTGAAAGTGGTTATCAAGACATGCTTGATGAAGTTGACAGATATAGAAAAGAAATTGAAGAAGGTAAACAGCAAATAGCTTCTGTTAATAGCCAAAATAGAGCACTTATTATTGAGTTAAGCGATTGCAAGGACAGCCTCGATACGGCTAAGAACTCATTGCAACAACTATCAAAAAGATATAACTAGTCGCTACCGTGAAAGCTCACGTTAGCATGTCACACTTTGCTTTGAGGCAGCGATTTGAATATCACGCCAGCCGCCATTTACGGCGATCTCAGATTTGAAGTGACAGTGCTTTGACGCCTTTGCTGATATTTGTCTGCGATAGTTATTGCCTTCGCAATCCATCTTCATCAAACAAAGCTCTAATAATATTTTGTATTGATTCGTTCTCTTACCCCTTATGCCGCCGTCATGCTAAATGCCGCGGCGAAAATAGTCAGATAGTAGGAAATAAAAAAACCGCCCGTAGGCGGCTTAAAGGTTTTCATCAGATCAGTCATCGTAACCGGCAACCTGACGCAGCGTCCGCTTAGGCGAATCGCCCGGACGGCGGGGATCGTTATTTTGATTGCTGGTTCGGATGGATGCCACCACCCACAGAGTCATGCGTAGCGTTTCTGCTTTTTCAATCGAAAGAGGGCTAAGCTCACCATTGTCGATCATGTTGCTGATATCTTTCAGCATGTCCTCCGCGTAACTGAGGTAATCGTCTTCTTCGATGACTTTCTGATGGAAAACCTCACTCAGGTCCGAAAGATTTTCTTTCAGTGAGTCTACCTCGGAATTCAGGCGTGTATTTTCCTCATACAGCTCTTCATACGCTGCTTGGCTTTGTCCCGCCTGATCAGCCATTTCCTTAAGCTGGTTTACGCTATCGATAGCCTGTTGTGCTAATTGAGTTGTGTCAGCCATATTTGATTCCTTTTCGGTGAAATTACTAAATTGATTTCTACTGGCTTACAGCAATTAAAATCATTTACCGTCAGTAGGTTATGTTCTTGCCTTACATAGCCACATTACGCTTTAACAAAGAAAATTAAAAGCCAAATACTGTTTATATATACAGTAAATTTGTGTCATAAATTTGGCTTAGTTCCAGCAATAACTTTGCTTCGCTCTTCCAGAAAACGTATCCGGCTGCGGCTGGCGCGCTGGCGAACGGACTCATAAGAGCGGTTAAGCTGTCGGGCTATAAGTTTGGGTGGGATGGTTGCTGCTAGTTCTTTAAGAAGGCCTATCTCATTGGGTGACCAGCGGCGGCCAAGGGTTAACTGATTGCCGCGACGCCGGTATTCAGGTGATTGCATATCTTCTCCTGTGACTAGCTAAGCGCCTCTTCGATCTCCGCTTTACGAAGCAGATAAACGTCAGTGGCTTTTTCCAGCGTTTCAGCCTCGCTTGCCAGCATGCGTGCCGCGTACTTATAGCAACGGTCAAGGCCTGCAACACTCTCAGCTTCAGCAGCTGCAGCGGTGAAATCGGCAAGCAGTTCATCCGGGGTTCGCGCTGCCGCACTGGTATTCGTCGCCGGGTTAATTTCGCGCTCTGGCTGCTGCGTTTCAGGCTTGCTGTTAATCAGGTTGTTCAGGTCAGCACGGCTGCGTGCTGGAGTCACATCACGTTCCGCTCGCTGCGCCGGCTCAAACTCATCCGGCGTGTAGACGCCCAGAATCACGTCAGGGCAGTAGAGGCGCGCCCAGTATTTAACAGCCAGGTATGCCAGTTGCTGCTTTGGTGCCGTTTTCCAGAGAGGGGAGTTGTGCGTGGTGACGTATTCCATATAAATCGGCTCACCCCAGGTGATTCCCGTTTCACCCTTCAGCAATGCACCGACGCGCACAGACAGGCCGCGCTCATTCGATGCATTGGCTGCGCCCGGCTTGAGCTTCTCCCAGTCGCCGCCGTATTCGTACTTGAAGCGACCCTGTACGGCTGTAGAGCTGGTAATTACCGCGTTGACCAGCTGAGCCTCATAACCCAGCGTTCCGTTTACCAGATGCGTTTTCTGCGCCACAGCGTAAGGGTTCATTCCCCACTGAGCGGCCTGCAATGCGATGGCCAGACAGTCAGCGGGCTTTCCGGACAGGTGAGCAGGTACCGTTGCTTTACCCTGCGCCATAACTTCCGCAAAAGCCTGTAGCTTCTGCAGGCCGCTCGGGCTGAAGATTGCCGCCTTGGTATCAGCCTCATTGACCGGCGCGGTGATGATGTCGTTGCTCATGCGTAATCCTTTCTTTTTGCCCAGTCCGGGCGTGTTATTTCTTCGATGCCGCCCCAGTTACCGGACAGCATGCATTCGTGATAGGCAATAAGGTCGCGCCGGAACAGGTCATAACCTACCGCCACGTCATCCTCACCAAGCTGAAACACCCGCACCGGATAGCGGCCGCAGTCGATCGACTCGCTGACAGCAATGAAAACGAAAAGCGGATATTCGCCGAAATGCTTGCTGAAGCCTTCGCGGTAATAGGCGTCCTGAACGTGATAGCGAAACTCTTCAACGTGGCGGGCGAAGCGGGACATATCCGCCACTTTCTTCACGTCGACGATGACGGGCTGACCTGACAGGAACTTGTCCGGGCGGATACGGCAAAGTTCGCCGGTCTGTTCGTCGTTCCAGTAGATTGACGCTTCCTGATGACCTTCAGCTTCAAGCAGCCACCGGGACGCTGGATGGGCGAGGGCGCTCGCCCGCATCAGCTTCAGCTTTCGTCCTTGCTCAGCATCCATTACTGTCATGCCGCTATTTGTACAATCCTTCAGGAATTGCTTTTCATCCTCCTTGCCGGCTGTCGTGCGGCGGTTGAACTCAGGAGCAACAATGAAACGCCTGTCGAACTCTTCAGGCTCCAGCAGCAGACAGTGCAGCGCGGTACCCATATCCAGAGCGGCTTTCTTCTCATCGTCTTCTGGTGCTTCCTTGCGCCACTGGAATATGGCTGGGTTAATAGCGATGTCATCCAGCTGCGACTTACTAATGCCAGCGCCGCCGTGATAGTCCTCGTTGCTGATGTCGTAGTAGATGCCAGGCTGCATTACGCCGCCTCCTGATTTCCATGCTTGTTACGGTAAATTTCGATTGCCACTTCACGGCGCCCAACCCGAACCATCGCCTCACGCAAAAACGCCTCGGCGGCTTCGTGCTGCTCGTCGTCTTCATCGAACATCTCAATAGCCGGGTAGTCGTAATGCTTCGTCAGGAAGACGCACAGAGCTGGCATCAGCGGGTTTGTCTTGTGCTGGTTCATCCGCGCATCGACTTCAGCAGCAATGCATTCCAGCTCGCTCTCTGGCAGGTTATCGGCGATATGAGTATCGATATGAGCAAACTGGCTTCAGGCGCAGCATATGGCGCATCTGCCGGGACAATCGCTAATGGTCTGTTGACCCGGCTGAGTCCCGATGAATGGAGTGCTGTAGGCGTCCTGGCCGGTATTCTGGTCGCGCTTTTCACGCTCGGCATCAACTGGTATTACAAGCGCAAGGCCACCCTGGCACAAATCAAAGCCCTTCAGCGCTGGCCTACTGCACCAGACATCAACGAGGATTAACTCATGGCTATGTCAAACAGCCTGCGCAATAAGCTTATTGCTGTCGCGGGTGGCGGAGCTATGGCTATCGCTACGGTATTCCTCGGCGGAAAGGATGGGGTAGAGGGCAGAGTGTACGAGCCCTACAAGGATGTGGCTGGTGTCTGGACTGTCTGTGATGGTCATACCGGCACCGACATCATCAAGGGGAAAAAGTATACCGACCGCGAATGCGATCGCCTGCTGTGGAATGACCTGCAGCCGGTTAAGAAGTCGGTGGATGGCATGGTTAAAGTGCCGCTGGGTGAATATCAGCGCGCAGCACTCTACAGCTTCACTTATAACGTTGGTTCTGGTGCGTTCTCCAAATCATCACTGCTTAAGAAGCTCAACTCTGGCGATGTCGATGGTGCGTGTGAAGAGCTGCGCCGCTGGATTTATGCAGGCGGGCAGAAATGGCGCGGATTGATGAACCGCCGCGACATGGAACGCTCAATGTGCCTGGCGGATGGCCCTGATGACATTTAGCCTGCGCATCTACCTGATCACCATCGCGGTGATGATAGCTATTGCCATCGGGTACGGAGAAATCCGCTACATGAATGGCTGGTTTACGCATAGCGCAAAAGTGAACGCCGACTATGAGCTGAAAAAGCAGAAGGCCGAAGCCAAGCTGGTTCCCACTGAGCAGAAAGCGGCAGCCGCCAGCGCAGATGGAAAAGTCATCTACCGAACCATTACCCGTAACGTGGTGACCTATGTTCAAAATCCGAATCGCACTCTTTGTAACTTTGATGATGATGCTATCCGGTTGCGGCAACAGGCAGTCGACGCTGCCAACCATATCTCAGGATTTGATGAGCCCGCCGTGCAAGCTCAGCCAGGCGGGAAAAAACAGTGATATGGACTTGCAATCGGACGTTGAAAATGCAGATTGCGTGAGAACTTTGCGTCTCAATACCTACCGATGGCAGGCGTGGTATAGAGCAGCTGAATGAGTTTTACTTTAGATGCATGACGGTCAAGTCAGATTAAATTAAATAATTCGCAGAATAAGACGATATAATTACTATCTTATAACCTGTAGGTATGATTCTGTGGAAAATACTTGGTCAATGGTTAGTGCTATTGCAACATGTGGAGCTGCTATTGCAACTGCCTTTGCCGCAGTTGTTGCTATTGTGGCGATGAGAAGTTGGCGTGTACAAGAGAAGCATAAAGCCTTCCAAACATACAAAATGTCACTCGAAGTGTATCGAATAGCATTGACAATGCTTCCAAAAGATTTTAGCCCTTTAAATAGCGCGCAGCACTATAGCTCTAGTGATAGGCATCGCAATGATGCAATCAATTCTTTTACAAAGTGTTCAGAGGCTTGGGCTGGGTATTCAGTTCATCAGATTTCAGATGAGGAGCGAAAGGTCTGGGATGAATTATACAGTGCGTCTAATAGCTATTTGTATTATGGCGCTAGCCGGGTTAAGGTTGAGAAACCACTAGGGGAAGCTCAAAAAATTAAATTTGAGACTCTTTGGGATAGGATCAATAAAGAGCTGGTGCAGTGATGTTAATGGCGACTAATGGACATATTAGCCGCCATTGACTCATCCTCTGGCCTCACGACCTTCCTCATCTTCAGAGACGCGGAAACGCCAGTACTTTTCAGGCTTAACCCAAACAACATCATTACCACTAACTTTGCGGAATTGATTAATAGTGGATACTGACAGGACTAAGTTCCCATCTGCATTTTCTTTAAGGTACTGCTCATTACCTGCTTTCACTAAGTAATCAACGACATCCTGCTAATAAAGGCACTTATCCACATGCAGGTTGGTCATCATCCATAATGACACATCGGCAACAGATAGTTTAACTGTGTTTGGGCTTACGACTTTGGGGCCGGATAAGTCAAGGAGTCGGGAACAAAACGTCCTTGCTCTAGTTTCTTACCAGCGAACCATTGGCAAACTATTTCTTCAGAATAAACCGCTTTTACGGTCATCTCGGGTCCGCCCGATTTCAACACAACTTGATCACCGGATTTGAAATGCGCGTTTGTAGACATATCGAGATTCCTTTTTGCTGAATTTTGATATTTATATATTTGGTTTTTTTTCGAAAAAATCAAGGTGGTGAGGTTTTAAAAGGAAAAGTTGTTGCACCACTAGATTGGGAGGCCATCGAATCGGCTTACCGGTGTCAGGCGTGGCATGGATCATCTATGTAGTCATCAACTGAACAAAGAGTTGTCTGGGTAGATCTCAAGAACTGTGATGTTTGAAAGAAGTGAAGGGTTAACCGTGAACTCATTTTCACCAAGGTAACGACTATGTTCATTCGGGCCAGCTAATATAGAACAGGCTGGAGCTTCAGCCCTTAAAAGCAAGCCAGGTGATTTGTATGAATTCAATCCACTGCCAAACATCTCGGCGATTGAAAGATCCCGTGTCCAGCAAAAGCCAATACGCCCTTCATCGAACCTTGCTTTATTCTCTCCACGATAAAGTACAAGGCTGTCGCCATCATAAGGTGGCAATAAGAGCGTTAATAGCTTGATGAGAATTAAGTCGTTGTTGATACTTTCGCGTATAAAAGCCCCAGACTCAACCCACTGACTATGGAATGAATATTTCATGGCAATTGATGCCGGCTCTGCGTTACTCAAGCTTTTAACAAGTTCAGTCCATCTGTTCCTGCTGTGAATGTAATCAAGAAATTTCCTCTCTCCGGACATCTTCGATTGAGGGCGATTATAAGCTGCGAAATCTTCTAATTTCATAATTTTCTCAGGTATATCAATGGCACTCACCGACAAACAAGAAATGTTCTGTCGCGAGTACCTCATCGATTTGAACGCCACGCAAGCGGCTATTCGGGCGGGGTACAGCGATAAAACTGCAAACCGTACCGGATCCGAAAACCTGTCAAAACCTGACATTGCGCAACGCATCATTGACCTTAAATCAGAGCGCAACGAAAGGGTAGAGGTAAACGCAGATTATGTACTGCGCCGCCTGGTCGAGATTGACGAAATGGACGTGCTCGACATCTTGAAGGATGACGGCGGACTGAAGATGGTTCATGAATGGCCGAAGGTATGGCGCACCACGCTGAGTGGTTTGGACATCCTCACTACAGTCACCAACTTTGACGAAACGACGATGGAGAACATCCTCAAAAAGATTAAGTGGCCGGATAAGGTGAAAAACCTTGAGCTGCTCGGTAAGCATGTAGCCGTGCAGGCATTCCGCGAGCAGGTTAAAACTGAGCACGATGTGGTAGGCACTCTTTCTGACCTGATGGACGATCTCGCTAAGGGGTGAGCATGAAGCCAGAACACCTCAAGCTCCTGCGGGATAAGCTCTGGCGCCTGAATCACCTCTACTTAATAACCGACAAAGAAGGCAAGCCAGTACGCTTCCGGATGACGCCGGAGCAGCTCGAATACTTCGATGGCATGCATACCCGAAACATCATCCTGAAGGCGCGCCAGTTAGGATTTACAACTGAAGTCTGCATTATCCAGCTCGACGCCGCTTTGTTCGAAGCAGCCAAGTGCGCCCTGATTGCCCACACCCTGAACGATGCAAAACGCCTATTCCGCGAGAAGATTAAATATGCCTATGACCGCCTTCCTGATGAGATTAAGGCCGCTAACCCTGCGAGCAATGATGCAGCTGGCGAACTGGTATTCAGCAAAGGTGGCTCGCTCTATATCAGCACGTCTTTCCGTGGTGGCACGCTTCGTTATCTGCATGTTTCCGAGTTCGGCAAGATATGCGCTAAGTTCCCTGACAAGGCACGTGAGATTGTTACCGGTGCATTTGAAGCAGTATCAGGCGATTGTTTCACGACGATTGAAAGCACTGCGGAAGGCAGGGCTGGCTACTTCTTCGATTACTGCCAGTCGGCAGAAAAGGCGCTCATTCAGGGCAAGCAGCTCTCACAGTTAGACTGGAAGTTTTTCTTCTTCTCATGGTGGAAGAATCCCCTTTATGCAATCGACCCAGTAGAGCCAATACCGCAGCGCCTGAGCGATTATTTCGCTGATATTGAGGCAAAGAATGGGGTGGTGACAGATGAGCGTCAGAGGGCATGGTATTACGCCAAAGAGAAAACCCTCGGCGATGACATGAAGCGCGAATATCCGTCGATAGCCACGCTGGACGGGCGAACAACACCGCTCTGCCGGTCGCTGGACGGCAAGGTGGTGCCACTGGATGCGATATCGCCACCGTTTCACTGGGGCTGCCGTACGTCGGAGGTTCCGGTGCTGAAAGCTGAGTATCGTCGGGACATTTCCGGATCAACGCGACCAGCAGTCGGGCCTGACGGCGTTGAGCAGGTCAGTAGTAAGACGACCTATGGGGAATGGCTGGCAAGACAGCCTGCAGCATTTCAGAAAGAAGTGCTCGGCCCGGCGCGCTACAAGCTGTTCAGTAAAGGTGACCTGAGCATTGACCGATTCGTCGATGATAACGGCAGGCAGTACACCCTCGATCAACTCAAAGATTTAGAGCCGCATGCTTTTGAGATGGCCGAATTAGATTAACCCCCACATTTTTGTCTTTGTTTATCAAGGTCACTCACTGTATCTGAGAAAGTAGAAGGCCATTTACCAAATGATTCATCGATAAGCTTCATAGCATTTTCTTTGTCTGCATAACCCATTGATGCCAAGGATGCTTGCTGAACATTAGCGACTATCTTTAAAGCTATAAGTGATAGCGGGAGTGGGGCGTAAGCGCTTATCGCAAAGCCTTGCTTCATTACAGGCCCTGCAACCTTGGCTAAATCCTCTGGTTTATCGGATGGAGGGAAAACAGTGTAATTAACTAGGTCGCCAATCGAAGACATAAACTGCGCTGACTGATCCCTTAGTATTTTCTCGTTAGTATCAATTCGCAAAATGCATGCATTCTTTTCACTAATAGCTGCTGTCTGATGAGCACCCAGCCACCCAAAAAAACTGGTTAATGCGACTCCAGCTAATGTGCAGAACACTGCAAATCCAGGGTGGGTTGCAACTCTACTTAAAAATCCACTTGTTTCACTTGTTTCACTCATTTCACATTAAACCCGGCCAGTAATTATTAATTAAATTAATTTAATGTTTCACTGGCTTTAAATCAATGCTGGCAGGGCCAGCACACATCCATTCAGGAGAATGTATGACTCTGAAGTATCAGCTTACCGCTGAGGAATTCGCTCAGCTCGAAGAAGCCAAACAGGCGCTGTATGTGCAGCAGGGCGAGGTGTATCAGCTTCAGGTTGATGGCATCCCCCAGGAAGACGTCAGCGGCCTCAAGCGCCAGCGCGACGAGCTTCTGGCAGAGAAGAAGGCAGAGCAGGAGCGTCGCCGTGCGGCAGAAGAACAGGCGCAGCGAGAGGCCGACGAACGTGCCCGCGCAGAAGGCAACTATCAGCAGTTGTTTGAAAGCTCTCAGGCTGAGCTTGATCGCGAACGTAGCAGCCTCGTCGAACTTCGCCGCTCCATTGAGCAACGAGACATCAACCTTGCCGCCACTCGTGTAGCTACGGCCATTGCAGATGGCTCTAACGCTGAAATCCTCACCGAGTTTATTGCCCGCCGCCTGAAGGTGGCAGAAGGGCAGGTACGCATTACTGACGAGTCAGGCAATCTCACGGTCAGCACTCTCGCTGACCTGCAAAAAGAGTTCGAAACCTCTCCGCGTTACGCATCCCTAGTGCGTGGAAGTCAGGCAGGTGGCGGCGGGGCCGCGCCTAAGAGTGGTGACCGGGTTGCCAAAAAATGGGAAGAACTTCGTGGTATGGAGCGCGTTGAGCTCCGCAAAAATAACCCAGCCGAATATGAGCGACTCAAGAAGGCTCATGAGGCGACCCAATAAGGATTTAAGCAATGCCAACTATTCTTTCTGACGTAGTTTTTCGTGACGAACTGCGCGACTACATGCGGGTTAATACCGCAGAAAAGACCGCCTTCTTTCAGTCAGGCATCCTGACCAACAACCGCGACATGAGCACATTGCTTGCGTCTCCTTCAAACACCTTCACCATTCCGTGGTGGGTTGATCTGGATGCGTCCGTTGAGTCCAACTACTCGAACGACGTTTACACCGACGTGGCCGTTCCGCTGTCAGTAACCTCTGCCAGCATGCAGGCTCACCGGTAGGCAATCCCGACATCTGGATGAGCCCGGCACCGAAAGGATATACAGGCGGTTCATTTAGGGCCTCTCACATCGTGAGTATCGGCTCCCCGGACTATTCTGAGCCTGCTGAGCCGGATAAGGTTGGCACGAAAACAATCCAGCAGGGTTCAGCAGTCATCGCTCAGGGTAAGCCGTACTCGGTGATTTATATCCAGTCAAACCTTCCTTATAGCGAACGCCTTGAAAACGGGCACTCTCAACAGGCACCAACAGGTGTTTACGCGAACGCATTCCACGGTGTAACTCGGGCTTACAAATGACGCTCACTGAAATCAGGAACGCCATCATCTCCCGGATGACGGCGCAGACGGCTATTGCCTCTGAAGATGTCAGCTATCCGAATGGGCCAAATTACGACCCTTCCGGAAAACCCATCTGGGCGCGGCTGACAAATATTCCCGGTATGGCTGCGGCAAACGAAATCGGCGCCGGTCCGGTGGTGCAGCGTACCGGCATAGCAGTCATTCAAATCTTTGTTCCTGCTGGTTCAGGCTCGCTTCTCATCACGCAGACCGCAGACAAGCTGCGCGAGCTTTTCGAGTTCCAGACAGATGGCCGACTGGATTACTTCGCTGTATCAGCCGTCGATGCCGGTGAAACCGATAGCTGGGCGCAAATGAACATTCAAATACCTTATCGCGCCGTATAGGGCGCATAAATCTGGAGAAACACTATGAGCTCAGGCGCTAAGGTCGTCGTCGCGTACATTCGCGAAACTACGCCCGGCACGACTCCCGGTACCGGACAATGGAGCCTGCTCAAGCGCAGTAGCTTCGGTCTCGGGCCATCACAAAACATGATCGACAACGACGAGATTGGCGGCTCACGCATGGCGCAGGGACGTTCGACCGGCACGGTTGATGTAGGCGGTGATGTCGGTACTAAATTCCGCTGGGCGCAGCATGATGACTTCCTTGCTTCGTGCTTTGGCGCGGAATGGGTGAGCAATGTGCTGACTATGGGTAATGACCGCATCGCATTCTCGGTGGCTTCGTATGCGGAAGACATTGGCGTTGCCTCAATCGCCCGCGGCTGTCAGGTCGGCACCTTCCAGCTGGCGATCCCCAACGATGGCGACATTACCGCAACGGTGACTTTTGCCGGTCTCGGCTTTGAAACCAAAGCGGATGACACGAGCTACTTCACCAGCCCGGCTGATAACGCTGGCTCGCTCCGCTACACGTTCAAGCAGGTCACTGCCATCTCGCTGAACGGCGATACCGGTGGCGAAGGGTTCTGTGTCGATACCTTCAATATCCAGTTCGATAACAACCTGCAGACGCAGCGCTGTATCGGCAGTGGTAACCCGTTCGCCGGTGCCAACATCCCGACCACGTTTACGCCATCCGGCAGCGTCACGCTGTCCTGGTCAAAAGAGGCATACAATGCCTGGAAGAAAACACTGTCAGGCGAGACGATGCAGTTCGGCTTCACGCTGGAGAACGACGAAGGTAAGTATGTCTTTGACTTCCCTGCTGTACAGGTTGATGGCGACTGGCCGGACGGTGGTAACACAGACATCGTGCAGGTTCAGCTGAACATCACAGCAGCCGATACTCCGCCAACCATTACGCGCTCGGCGGTAGTGGCAGCAACTGCGCTGACCGTAGCTCCTGCCACTTCTACCGGAGCGGTAGGTTCTAATACCACACTGACCGCTACTCTGACGCCTGCAGGCTCTACTGATACTGTTGTGTGGGAGTCGTCAGACCCATCCGTAGCAACCGTTGCATCAACCGGACAGAAAACGGCGCAGGTAACGCGAGTTAAGGAAGGCTCAGCCACCATCACCGCTAAAGCCCGTAGCTACACGGCTACCACTGCGATCACCGTCACGGCCTCCTAACTCACCCGCCCGTCCATTGCGGCGGGCTGCTCACAGAGAAAATCATGCTTATCCTCAAAACACCTAAGCTGGATGTCAATTCAGAGCGCTGGATTACGCCTATGGAAGGCCTGAAGCTAAAGGTCGGGTCTATCAGTAACCCGGCATTCCGATCGCACAACGCAATCGTGCGACGTCACATCGACAAGCTGGACGCCCGTTTCAAAGTTGGCACGCCAGACTTCAATCCGGCAGAAATTGACGTCACTGAAATCTCCGATGACCTCCTGATTGATTCAGTCGCCAAGCATCTGCTGATTGATTGGGAGGGTGTAGGCGAGGCTAATGATGGCGGCAATGAAAAGGCCGTCGAGTATTCAGCGGAGAAGGGCAAAGCGCTGTTGCTCCAGCATCCTGAGCTTTACTGGGCTGTCCTCGGAACGGCGTCTGACATCGCTGCAGGCAAGGAAGAGCAGAAGAATGAAACCGTGGGAAAGTCCTAGCAGCGCAGAGCTGGCTCAGTACTTACGGCGGCGAAAAGGGTGAAAAAGCCAGATGGACGCGGGAACGGCTGGGCCTGCCGCCGATTCCTGAACCAGAAATCGACGGTGTTTGCTCTGAGATACTGAACGCTTATGCAGTAATCAGTCGCAGAAGACGCTACGCTGGTATGGCCGCCGCACCACTACCTCTCTCGCTCGAAGACATAAACTCTTACCTCAGTCACGAACCGCTGCTTATAGATCGCAATGAGTTCGATGCGGCTATCTTCGCACTTGATGACGCGGCTCGTGATGAGTGGGAGAGAAAGCAGGAAAAGGCTCATTGAACCGGAGAGAAATATGAACGATGTAAGTAAAGATGGGGTTATTTTGTATAACCCCGATGGAACTATCCGCGCATATCTTCCAGTCCTCGAATAACTTCAATCAGCTCATGGAATGCGGAAGAGGACTTTTTGTTTTCGGGATCCATCCCTGTAGACTCTAAATAAGCTATGAGCTTGGATTTCATTTCAGGATTGTCTCTCCCCCACAAATCAACCAGTGCGGCAAAGCCAATCTGAAGAGCCACAATCCTGTCTTCATCATCTGCATTAGTTTGAATATTAGGCATATATTCCTCAGAGGTAATCGATTGGTATGAAATGCTGTGTGCGACCATGCCCCTAACATGGACGGGCTGAGTGCTCAACATATCCTCTAAAGTAAATCGGCGTAATCCTGATAGATGATCAGTGCTTATGTTTTAAGGCCTTTAAACTTGTTAAAAACACGCTAGCAAGGTAATATTTACTCTGCTTTAGGCTAGCGATGCTAGGGTTAGTCGGTAATCTTAATGCGCAGCTTTTTTGGCTACTCGTCCTCATGGTTATGTTTGTTTTTTTTGTTATCAAAAACTATCTAGCCACTGTTAGTCCTGAGGAAAAGGAGAAGCTTATGAATAAAAACACTTACGTATGGGTATTATCATTTTTTGACGCTGCAACTGCCGCCATGATGTGCTTTGTAGTCAATGCTGCCTGCGGGTCGACTCCGCTAACCTAAAGCCTCCTTAAAACCCGCTTCGGCGGGTTTTTTGCTTCCCGTTGCATCAGATCCGCTTTAGGATAATCGCCATACTTACTTATGGGGATAGGGATGTGAAAAAGCTTTTATTTATCGCTTTTGGTGTTCTTTTACTTTCTGGATGCAAGCCGTCAGATGAACAATTCATCAAAATCGCACAAGAAGATGTAGCGCAGTCTCTTAAAGACCCTTCAAGCGCCCAATTCAGAAATATGCATTTTGTTGCTAGTAAAGACGATACCGGTTCAAACACTAGTGGCTATGTATGCGGTGAGCTAAATGGTAAAAACTCATTTGGCGCGTATGTTGGCTTTGAGAGAATTTATGTCCATGTCGAGGCAGAGCCTCGATGGGTAATCCCGCTGTTAGGTCTTTCATATTCAACATCTGACTTTTTTAAGGTCGATGATGGTGATGGACTGCAAAGCAGGTTGGATAAATTAAAAATGTTCGCTGATAAATGTGAATGATTTACTAGTGGCCAAATAGAGCGAAAGCTGCAAAAAACCATAACCCTGCCTCGGCGGGCTTCTTGCTTCCTTTTGCATCACTTTCCCTTTAGGATTACTCCTATGAAACCTCATAGGGCAATTAAATGGAACTGTTGGTGATTTGTGCGATTCTTGGGTGTATACCTGCATCGATCGCAAAAGGAAAAGGTCGTAATTTCTTTGAATGGTGGATTTACGGGGCGCTTCTTTTCATTGTCGCCCTCATTCATTCCTTATGCATTGGGAAAGACTACAAAGCCATTGAGCAATCTCAGCTCAACGAGGGACTGGTTAAGTGCCCTTATTGCGCAGAGGCAATCAAACCGGAAGCTGTAAAGTGCAAGCACTGCGGGAGCGATGTTAAATCTGCGCTCAACGACCAGCAGTCGGCAAGTTTTAAGCCTACAGATATGCCCTTTGATGCCTTTTTCATCCGTGGGAATGATGACTTTTCGCTTAACAGGCCCTCAGTTGATGAAATGATTTCTCGCATGAAAAAAGCAAGCCCCAATATGCACCCAAGCAATGTCAAAGAAAAGTACGAGGGGAGTGTAGATGAGTTGGTGAACCGTCTTCCCAGTGCGGTTCGGCAAGATTTTCGTAATTACTATTCATCCCAACTATAAAAGCAATGCAAACCTATAAACCTCGCTCCGGCGGGGTTTTTTTATGCCCGGAGAAAACATGTCCGAACAACAATCACGACTTGCAATAGTCATCGACAGTACAGGTGCACAACGCAATGCAGAAGGCCTAGCTGGCGCACTGACAAAGATGACGCAGGCCGGGCAAAAAGCGGCTGACACAGCTGGTAAGACAGCTAAGGCAACTGAGCAGGAAGCCAAATCACTCTCCGACCTGCTCGACAGGATTGACCCTGTTAATGCCGCCTTAAACCGACTTGACGACCAGCAACGGCAGCTTGCCAAGTTTCAGGCCAAAGGCTTTCTAGACACCGAGACATTCAATGAATACTCGAAGAAGATTGAGCAGACGCGCAATGGATTAAATGCTTATTCTTCTGATGCCGGAAAGGCGGGAATGTCATCCAAGCAGTTGGCCGCAAGCATGAGGATGGTTCCAGCTCAGATGACCGACATCGTGGTCAGCCTGGCATCTGGTCAGGCACCGTTATGTGGACTGATGCTTATTACGATATCGGAGGGTATGAGAACTTTGACGGGTCCACCGGCGAGTTTCAATCCTGGGTAAATCCAACCGGTTCAGTTTCACAGCCCATGGTGCCTTTATGCAGCCTTGGCACTCAGAGAGGCGATTACAGTCGGAACAATAATAACTACACGTTCCGTATATGCCTTGAGTCCGGACTGAAGATGAACGGCAATGCTGTTACGACTGCCAGAGCTAAATCGACAGGCCGGGAGATTGCGGTATACCAATATCCAAAGGCCATTCAGGCGTCCTGCCAGCTCCCGTGTATCGACGCCAGCTATTACTTCTGAAAAAAATCATAACCCAATGAACCCGGCCGCCGAGCCGGGTTTTTTATTGCCCGGAGAACGCTATGCCAGCAGGCACTATTGCATTAACCAACAACTCGACGGCTGTAACTGGCTCAGGTACCAGCTTCACAACAGAGCTGAAAGCAAACGATTTCATCGTTGCTATTGTAGGTGGTGTTACCTATACGCTCGGTGTGCAGTCAGTTAACTCAGCTACAGGCGTAGCACTGACAACAGCATATAATGGCCCGACTGCATCAGGTGTTGCTTGGACGGCTGTACCTAACGCTGCACTGGTTGGAATTACGGCGCAGGTAGCTGCAGATGTAGCCAATGCCATCCGCGGACTCAACCTCGATAAGGCTAACTGGCAGCAGGTATATAGCGCTAGCGGAAATATTACAGTTTCACTGCCTGATGGCAGCCAGTACAGCGGTCCATCATGGAGCAGCGTCGTGAGCTCTGTTTCAGGAAAGATGGATAAAAGCCAGAATCTCAACGATGTCTCAAATAAATCAACTGCATTGAGCAATCTTGGTGGATTTCCGCTATCAGGAGGAACGCTGACTGGTGGTCTGATTGGCACAACTATCGTTGCCAGAAACGGTGTCTCGGCAACGTCTAATGGCGCAAATATGGCACAACAAGGGGCACATCTTGTTTGGAATGAGGATAACTCTACAGGTAAAGGCTCTATCGTAGTGAACCGAGGGAGTGGAACCGGTGGGTTTAATATCCGCATAGTGAACTCATCTAATACTGTTGAGAACGCGAATTTTCAGTTCACGGTTGATGGACTTTTATATGCACCCAATGGATCATTTTCAGTCGGCGGTCGTGTAAGAGCATTTTCAGCAGTTAACAGTACCTATCTTGAGGTGAAGGTTGATGGGGCCGCCAAAGGTATTAATTTTTTCGACTCGGATAAAACTTTGAAAGAAGGGATCGAAGAAGCTGATGAGAATCTGGCATTAAATATTATTCGCAAAATACGCCCGGTTGCATACAAATTCAAAGATAAAACTTTCACCTATCAGTCGCCAGACCCCATTACAGGAGAGATGTTCCTCGCAGAAGGCAGGCAGGTTGGCTCTACCCATAAATACGGAGTGATTGCTCAGGAGTTCGAAGAGCTCCTGCCGGAAGGGGTAATTACAAACTCTGATGGCAAGAAATCCCTTGACCCGCTGGAACAGCTTGGCCTTCTCCTGACGGTATGCCATTCGCAGCAGAAATTAATTGATAAACAGTCCGAGCTTATCAAATCTATGGGTGTCAGACTTGAAGCCCTTGACGGACTCGAAGGATAACGCCCCAGCAGCGGGGCGCCTTTCTAGACTTAAACCCTAAAATGCGATTGAGATATATTTGCTAAGTTAAGCTTTCTTTCTATCAGTAGATTTTGATATCAAAAATAAACTTGAAGTAAGTGCAAGGCCAAATATAATAAATAAGGATATCACTCCAGTAGCGAAGTAAGTTTTTTCATTGGTGATATTCCATTTTAATAAGATTAATTTGAATGGATCGAAAAGAGCGGCTAATAACGGGCAAATAGTGAGCATTAAACTTGCATATTTAGAAAGCGTAGCCTCTGAAGTAAGGAGCTTTCTTCTGTCAAATCGAAATAGATGAATGAAAGCAACTGTACAATATGCAATATTTATTAAGAGAAGCAAAAAGCTCCAAAAAGCTTTATCATTTGCATACATTAAATCCGTACTTGAAAGAAGCCCGATTAGCGAAAAACCAACAACATAAAAATATGATATTACAATAACAAATAGCAGCCATACTTTAACGCGATTAAAAGCCATAAGGAGTCCATTCAATGAGTGAATTAGTAAGTGACGTTAACATAACAATAACCTACAAGAATAGGAAGAAATTACTTTAGCTGCGTTGCAACATCTTTTTAGTAGGGTTTAAACCTAATAAATAGATTTTTTAACCATGTCTAGGCACGAACTGCTGCTCTCTGAGCAGGATACGGGGTGGGTCAGGTAAGGGTAGTCGCTGGGTGCAGCAGGCACAAAAAAAACCGCGTTACACGGGCATGAATTTGTTCAAGTGGGGCAAACCATCTGTCAGCAGCAGCTGACGACAGCGAGGATACGTGGTCTGTGATAATTAAGGAAATAATCATTCAACAATTTGCATTGAACGATATTTCAGGCACAAAAAACCCGGCGCAGTGGCCGGGTTGGAATCTTATGCAACGCTTTGTAGCTTTAGGCCGTCATCATAGCCCATCAGGTATGCTGTGAAGGCATCCTTGTGGCGAACATAACTTGCCTGGCTTTCTGCCAATTCGCTAAGTACGGCATCGTCACTTGATTTAGGAACACCAATCATTGCGTGCCATTTGCCTAAATCATATGCACATCCAGCGCATTTGTGACGTCCTGTCTGGCCCTGGTTCTCCGGAAGAACCTCAAACATCTGGTTGCGGCGATGACTTTGTTTGCAAATCTTTTTCATAAAGCACCTTTAAAAATAAGGTGCCGAACGCTTTACACGGGATCTCGCTTGAGATAGTCTCTTTGGCGAGATCTCAAGAAAACATTCAAGCACTGACTGTTTTTCCGGCCCTTAACTGTTGACGCAGTTTAGGGCCTTCCCTTATGTGCAGATCACTATTTAACCGCACAACATCGGGATAATATCCAGGCAGCACAAAAACCTCAATAAAAAGATCAGCTTAACTGCTGTATTTTTTCACATCTGTGTATTCAGCCAGTCTTAACTCAAATTAAGTCCACCAGAAACTAAAAATCCAGCACCCTCAGCAGCTTTACAAATTTGCTACCCGTTTCGCCTTGATCAAATCCACCGATCGATATTACTGTTTATCCATACAGTATTTATCAGAGGGGGATTTGACATGGCGAGAGAAAGTGACATACGCGGCGCATTCATGGCTGCGATTAAAAAAGACGGCATGGGGCGGCAGATAGTCACTACAGCGGCGTTTCAGAAAAACCTGGACGACGCCAATCACGTGTGGACACTGCAGGAGTGCAACAGGTGGATCCGTTACTATCAGAACTTCTTCTTCGAGTTGTTCACGTAGCAGAGTGAGAACAAAACGTACGCTCTTCGCAACATGGGATACGTGAGGTAGATATGGGATTTCCATCACCTGCGAACGACTACATCGAAAAGCGCATCGACCTGAACGACATACTGATGCCACACCGGAACAACATGATACTTATTGAGACGCCGGACGGGTTCGTACTGGCCGACAAATCCGTGAAGCCAGTAAATGGCGATAATGTTGCATTCCAGCTCGGTGAGTTCCCGCAGCTGGGAAGGCTGTTCAGGACGGGCATCATTACTTTGGACGGTGAGACGATCGACGGAGAGGGGCTGGAGGGGATTATCGTTCTGGGGAAGGTGACGGCGGAGGTTGTGTCCGTGCATGAGCCGACAGGCCAACGATTTGAAGCTCACTCCTATCCGGCATAATATAATGTGAGAAGAAGATAAAAAAAGGAGGCGAAATTTTATTTAGTACATCCATTAGTACAGAAAAAAATAGATGTATGGAATGATGCTTTGTAACTATATGATAGGTAAAGATAATAGACATTAAACAACTTATTTACTTGTGTAACCTGGAGCGTGAACGCCATTTCGGGCGGGCCGCGGAAGCCAGTTTTGTTACACAGCCAACCCTCTCTATGCGCCTGAAAAATCTTGAGCGCGAGCTGGGCCTGCCGCTGATTAACCGCAGCAATAACTTTGCCGGATTTACCCCAGAGGGCGACCGTGTGCTGGCATGGGCGCGGGAAATCGTTTCGGTCTATCAGGGGCTGAAGCTGGAAGTGGAATCGCTGAAGCATGGGGTAAACGGTACGCTGCGGGTTGGCGTGGTGCCGCAGTGCAGCATGGCACTGCCGCTGCTGCTGAAAGCGGTGCAGGCGCGTTATCCTCAGCTCGACTATCGCATTGCGGTACTCAGTGCTGACCAGTTGCTGGAAGCGCTCAACAGCCACACCGTGGATGTCGGGATCGGTTTTTTCGAGATGGCAACCCTGCGTGAACTCCATTTTCAGACCGAGATGCTGGCAGATCGGGGCGTTGAAGCCATATTCCATCCCGACCATTTCCCTGAGCTGGTGGGGGAAACCGCGCTGACGCTTGATGAAGTGGCACAACAGCCGCTCTGCCTGGCGGAGCCGACGCGTTATTTCCGGCGTTATCTTGATATGGCTTTTCGCGAGGCGGCGCTGGTACCCCGGGTGATCGTCGAGAGCGCCTCTGTCATGCAACTGATGCAATGCGCGCAGGTCGGTCTCGGGCTGCTGGTGTCGCCGGTCGGTCATCTCCTATCCGCTTCATTACAGGGGCTGCAGCAGCGCGCTATTACGCTGCCGCCGATGGCGCGCCAGGCGGCGCTGGTAATTGCCGAACCGGGCCGAGCCACACCGCTGGCGCAGCACTTTTTCGATGAAGCACGGGGCCTGCTGCCGGTGTAA